TATTGACGCCATAAAAGAACGGCTACGTTCCGACCACAACTTTGGTGACACAAGTGGCACCTTAGTTTGGCAAGGAGCAGAGCCAATTATTGACGCCTTTTATGGTGAACCAAGCACAAACAAAGAAGGAGCAACGGAAACGTTTGCTGAATTGCAGTTTGATGTTACGCAAATGATTCAAGCATAAGGAGATGCAATGAAATATAAATATAACGGAACAGATGAACGTGTGTTTCCTACGCTTGGTTTTGTCGTAAAGCCCGGCGAGGAATTTGAAGCACCCGAAAATTTTGTTGCCGCCGACGTAGTGCCTAGCACTTCATTAACAACAAAAATAGCCAAGCCATCAACAATGTCTGTTACGACAGACTTACCGCAGGAGAGTGAATAAATGTCAGTTCAAAATTCCGTTCGTTCCTATATAGGAATCGCAAAAGAAGCAACAAAAGGCACAGCAGTTGCGCCAACAGATTTTATCCCAGTAGCCAAAGATTCATTAAAGCCAGTAGATATTGTGGACCCACTTTACGATACAGGCTTGCGCGGCTCTAATGTTGTTAATTACAACTACATTCCGGGTCGCACACGCTCTACATTTGATTTTGGCGGCGCAGTATTTGCCGACACAGTTGGATACGGTCTTGCAGGACTTCTTGGTTCTGTTGCTACAACAGGCGCGAGCGCGCCATACACTCACACCATCAGTTTGCTAAACAGCCTAACTAGCGGTGCAGATACACAACCAATTTCTTACACACTTACCGACTTTTATGCCGTTGATGTGCGTTCATATCCTGGTTGCCAATTCTCAGACTTTTCGTTGAAGTTTAATGCAGACGGAATGTTGGAATATGACACCAAAACAACTGGCTGGCAATCAAGCACAGTTGCAGACCCAACGCCAACCTTCTCAACTGTATTGCCTACGCCAGTTTGGCGCGGCACAGTTTCAATTGGGGGTTCCGCCGTATCAACTGCGATGGAAGGCTCAATTGAAATGACACGCGGTGTTACACCTATTTATGGCATTTCTAATACACAGAATCCATATCAGGTATTTCTTGGCGCACTTGAAGTTACAGGCAACATTAAGTTTGTAATGGTAAATGATGACCAACTTACTAATTTCCTTACTAACGTTCAGCCAGCCATTGTTCTTAACTGGGCATACGGCGCAGGTGCGACGGCAGTTCAGATTCAAGCCACAATCACTAAAGGCGCTTACACCGCCGCAATGATTGAGCGCGGAGATGATTTTGTTTCCGTGTCTATTGAACTCAACGCACAAGCAAACACCACAGATGATGGCGCAAGCGGTGGTTTCGCGCCAATTAAGTGGGTATTGCAGAACGCAAAGGCTTCTGGCACTTACGCGTAAGGTCAGAATAGTAGTGCTAAGAGGCGGTTGTAGAAAACGCCTTCCTTTCTCTCGCCTCTTAGCACCTTTTTAAGTTAAAATCGGAAGGCACCCCGATGGAAGGAAAAAAAATGGCAAGTAAGACAGTTAAGTTACCAAGTGGCGCAGAGGTAGTTCTACGTGACCCATCTACGCTAAGAGTTAAAGACCGCCGAAAGATATTCGCCAACGCCTCTAACGCCAAAGAAGGCATTATGCAAGCGTTGTCCCTTACTGACGGCTTAATTGCGGTTCTAGTTGAATCTTGGACTTTGGATTTGATGATTCCGTCTGTGCGCATTTCATCTATTGACGAAATGGAAATGGCTGATTATGACGCCCTAACGGAACACACCAAAGAAGCACAAAAAGTTCTGTTCCCACAAACGCAAGAAACTGACGAAAGTGCCAAGGATACCGAAAGCCCTTTCGCCGACTCCAACGATTAAAATGGTTACTTGAAGGCGGCGAACGCCACGAAGCCTTTACGTATCCTGATGAAGAATGGCTTTACTATGTCTGCGCCAAAGAATTTGGCTGGACACCGCTAGAGGTTGATGAGCAACCAGCAGGCACTTTGGATTGGTTGCTCGCAATCTCGGCGATAGTGAAAAAGGTGGAAAGTGATAACCAGTAATCTTAAATTGGTAAAAGAAGCCACTAAAAAGGCTGGCAAATCAATTGACGATGGCGCACGTGCCACACGTGACGAGATGATGACAACTTTAATCCAATTGGCTAAAGCCGAGATAGTCGGCAGACGTCCAAAAGGCGAGCGCGCCACATCAGGGAAACCACCTATGAACCGAACAGGTAACTTGCGCCGTTCTATACGCGGCGAAAAGTATGATGTTGGTTTTGCCAAATATAATGCAATCGTTGGACCAACTATGATTTACGGACGCGCAGTAGAAATGGGCGGCGCGCCAACTTGGACTAAAGGACAAAAGTTCCCTTATATGTCACCTGCTTATGCCAAGTTTAGGCTTATTGCCCCTAGAATTGTGCAAAAGCATATGGCGATTGGTGGCAAATAATGGCAAGTTTCTTACCGCCAGCCATATTTGAGATTAAGGCTGTTGCTGACCAAGCCATTGCAAAGTTCAAAGAAGTTGAAGGCGAACTGGACAAAATGGGCAAACAAGCCGATGGCGCTGGCGGCAAGATTTCCAATATGGATAAGGCTAGTAAGTTGGCAACTGGCGCTTTAATCGGTATGGGAACAGCGTTTGCAGGCTTTGCGGCAATAGGCATAAAAGGCGTTATAGAAGATGAAAAAGCCTTCACTAAACTAGGTCAAACGTTTTCTAATCTTGGCATAAACATTGAAGCCAATCGCAACTTAGTTGGCGAATTAGACGCGGCTTATTCTAAATTAGGCTTTGGTGGCGATGAAACAGCAACTGCGTTAAACAAATTAGTTTCTACCACTAATGATTTAGAAATGTCACAAGGTTTGTTGTCTATTTCGGCAGATTTGGCGCGCGTTAAAAATATAGATTTGGCTTCTGCCGCCGCAGTAGTTGGCAAAGCAAGTATGGGTAACGCCAAAGCGTTCAAAGAAATGGGTATTACTTTAGACGATACTTTGCCTAAATCGGAAGCCATTACTAAAGCAATGGGCGAATTAAACGACAAAGTAGGCGGTCAGGCAATTGCATATACTAAAACATTTGCTGGACAATTAGTTGTATTACGCGAACAAATATCGGGAGTTGCAGACACAGTAGGTGGCGCTTTATTGCCTTATCTAAAACAAATGGTAGATGTTGTTGCCAACAGTATTGAATTTATTAAAAAGAATTCTGCCGTGTTTAAAACATTGGCAGGCGTAATTATCACTATAACAGTTGCGCTTGCGGCTTATAACGCGGCAGTTAAAGTGCAAATGGCTCTAACTAAAGCGTGGTCTGTAATAACTGGCGTTCAAGCCGCAATAACTAAATTATTAACTGGGCAACAAGTGGCGCTTAATACGGCTATGAAATTAAACCCCATTGGTCTTATAGTTTCTGCCGCAGTATTGTTGATTGGCGCTTTGGTTTTGCTTTGGAATAAATCTGAAACTTTCCGCAAAATGATGATACAAGTTGGCAAAGTAGGCTTAATGGCTTTAGGGTTTTTAATAAAAGTAACAGGCGAGTATGCTCAATCAGTTATTAAATTAGTAACTGGTCCGTTAAAACTATTGTTAAAAGGATTAGCCTTACTTGGCGTAGGTGGCGCAAAAGAAGCATTAAAAGGATTAGAAAGTGCCACAGAAGGCGTAGGCAAATTCTTTGATAGTGCCGCTAAAAAAGTTACAGATATGGCTGGCAGTTTAGATAAACTTAACAAACCAATTAAATTGACATTTGCCGCACCACCAGGAGTTCCTGAATTGCCTAACGCAACTGGCGCAACAGGCGGTAAAGGCGGCGCAGGTGGTAAAGGTGGAGTAAGTAAAGAAACCATAAAAGCCAATGAAGGCTATATGAAAATTATTAAAGACACTAATGACAAAATTACTAATGCGCGCACTAAGTTTAACGAAACAATGGCAGAACTTGAAAAAGATTACAACAAAACCACTACAAAATTACGAGAAGCGGCGGCTTCCAAAATTGCCAACTTAACAAAAAATCATAACGAAAAAGTTGCAAAATTAGAGGCTGACGCCAAAAAGAAAACTGTTGAGGCGACCAATAAATTCAACGAAACAATGGCTGATTTAAATGTCAAAAGAGGCGAAGATTTACTAAAAGCACAGCAAGATAATATAGAAAAAGTTGCAGAACTTACCGCACAAGGTAACGAAAAGTTGCAATCAATTGTGGCGCAATCTGTTAATCGTTTGCGTGACGCTTACAAAAAAGGCACAGAGTTTAGTGTTACAGATTTGTTTAAAGGTTTATCAGAGGCTGGCACAGCAAGCATTGGTGATTTATTAACCAAAATGAAAGACAAATTGGCGGCTTCTAAAGAACTTGCCAAGAACGCGGCGGCATTACAGGCTAAAGGTTTTAGCCAAACATTTATTGAAGAAGTTGTAGCGGCTGGACCCGAAGTTGGCAACAAACTGGCGCAATCAATTATGGACGCCAATCCTGAAACAATTAAAGAGTTACAGGCTACTTATGCCGATATAGAAGCCACAACAGATACAGGGCTTGACGCATTGGCTAAGGCTATGAACGCAGGCGGTAAGTTGGCTACGGCTGAACTCAATAAAGCCTATGCGGAAGCCCAAACAGATTTACAGCAATCATTAACAAAACAAGCCGCCGCATACACGGCACAACAAGCGCAAATCAATAAAACATTTAATCAGGCTATGGCAGAAGCGGAAAAAACACGTGACACGGCTATTGCAGCGGCTATGGCTGATTTGGCAGAGGCTTTGGCAGAAGAAAATAAACAGTTTAACGAGGCTGTGGCAACTGTTAATAGCGAACTGGCTACATCATTGGCAGAAGCACAGGCTGATTTTGTAGAAAAAAGCGAAGCGGCTCGTAAAGAGTTAAACAATACTCTTACAGAAATTGAAAAAGATTTTAAGGACAAAATGGGCAAGATTAGCGACGCCACAAAAGCAACAAGTTCTGAAATTACCAAAATGCTTGCCAACTTTAACGCCACTAAAGCCATTATGCAGACACCAATTGTTATTCCAGCGCCTATCTATGCGGCTGGTGCTAGCGGCGGCTTTAGCGGCGGTTCTACTGGCGGTTCATCATCAACTCAAACGGCAACAACTAACATCACCACAAACGTTACAGCGCAAACTAATGCAAGCCCTACTGCCATTGCGGCTGTTGTTACAAACGGCATTAAGTATGGAACTGTTAATACAACTACTTTGGCTGGTATTATGGCGGCGAGCGCACCAAAAACAACAAGCGCGCCTACAAGTGTTCTTCAAAATTCTTATAAAGGAAGGGTTGGCAGATAATGACAATTACATTAACGCAACCGTATTCGTTTTCATTTAACGGATTAACCTTTGGCGGCGCTGGCTCGCCTTATCAAATTCTTTCTGTTGATGGTTTAGAGGCGTTGCCTGAATTGCGCTCGCAGGACGACAACAGAGGCTATGCCGATGGTATGTTTTCAGGACGAGATTTCTACGGCGGACGAACTGTTACAATCATATTTAACACTTTTGCCGCTAATGGCGTATCGGCGCAAATAAACTACAACACAATTCAATCGTATCTTTTGCCTCAAACATCAGGCACTACGCCACTTTATTTCTTAATGCCGCCATCTGACACCGAGTTCCTCAATGCACGTGTAAGAGGTTTAAAGACCGTTGTGGACCCTGATTACACTTACGGCAAGATTACTTCTATGGTGGAATTTTACTGCCCTAATCCAGCCTATTTCAGCAATAACGAACAAACAGCCACTTTGGCATATACGCCAGCAACTGGGCGTATTTATAACCGCACATATAATCTTGTTTATGGCGGCGGTTCGGTTGAAATCACCACAACTATTACCAACAATGGTTGGGCTAACGCTTATCCAACAATTACTCTAAATGGTCCGATTACTGACCCAATTCTTGGCAATCAAACGCAAGGATTTGCCTTAAACTTTTCGGGGACATATACAGATACCGATGACCTAGTAATAGATTTATACAATAAACTAATCACGCTAAATGGTCAGCCAGCACGTAACCTGCTTATCTCAGGAGATTGGTTTTGGGCACAGCCCGGAAATAATCTTTTCTATTTAACAGGCGACGCAGGAAGCGCCGTTGTGGGAACCACACAAGCCACAGTAGTGTGGAACTCGGCATATATTTAGGAGAATAAATGACGCTACGCACACCGCCCAGTTGGTTACAAAACGGTTCTCACCCTGCCGAAAATGACCGCTTAACAACGCAAGCACTTTGGGCTACAACAGGCATTATTAATTCAAGTTCTTTGGCAGTAACGCAAAACTCTCCTGTCGGTATGTCAGTAATTATTGCAAGCGGTTGGGCGGCAATA